AATGTTATCTGCCGTGTGATGCTGGTCTTTGCTGCAAACTCTCTTGCAGAAGCTCTGTCCTTCGCGTGAAGATCCTCTTCCTTAAGGTTGAGCTCCTTCATGGTAGTGATCCAGTTCTTCTCAGCCATCTGTAACTTGACAGCCTGTTCAGGACTCATAGAAGCTATCACCTGTTCAAGCTGCTCCTCTACTGCATTTTCTTCAGGTTCAATGTCTAACAGCTTCAGTGCAACAGATGCTGCCATACCACCGAAAGGCCCACCAACAGCAGCCCCCAACATGGGGGCCACTTTACTTAGTGTTGACTTCCAATCCATCTTAGAAATCTCCGAGGTTAATCCAGTGACATACGACCTTACCGGAAAGGTACATGGTGGTCGTGATGCCGTCATCGATGTCAGCAGCATCCACCAGTGCAGTTATGAACATGTCAAGTGCAGTACTCGTACCGTCGAACTGGAGAGATGCTTCACTCGGTGCTTGTATGCTTGGGTCATTGTAGTTAGCCATGACGAAGGCTGTCGCGGTCGAGAAGTCGTCATCTGTTGCATCCGTACCGAGAGCATCAGCGTTTGCAGGAGTTACTGAGCCAACACCGAGATCACCTTCAGGGGTTGCATCGGTGAAGTCTGCCTGATCCCCTTCATCAATAGTCAGTATGACATCTGCCATGGTACCCAACACGAGGATTCTTCCTTGAGGAAAGTCGTATATCTTGACTCCACCCACACCATTACCTGTTGTGATTGAAGCAATAGATATGGGTGTAGAAACCAGATCAAGGATTGTCTTGTTTATCAGACCATCACCATCCTCAGTAGCAAGTACTGTTGATCCGTTGGGAAGGCCGAGCGGGGGAAGAAGCTGGTCATTGGAGAGATTGAGTAGGGTTACTGCTGCGGTTCCGGCAGTGAACACTTCACAATTGAAACTGTATGTACCTTCACCCTCAACTAGAGCACCATTCTCATCTGTATCAGTGAATGTAGCAATGACATCAAACGTGATACCACCGTCCCTTGTTCTCCTGAGTACGACCGTTCCGTCCCAGCTTGCCAGTGCATCGAACTTATAAAGTAATGACTCACCATCCTTCAGCGTCATATTTTTCGACGCACCTACAGCACTGTAGGTTTTCGTTATCTTTTGCATTTGCCAATCCCTCCTTGTTAAATTGTTTGATTAAACTGCCGCAATAGCAGACACTTTCTGACCTTGAATTACACCGAAGTACTCTACAGCATCTGCTGCAACAAGCATATCATTCACTGTGGCTACAGGGCCCTCACCGAATGTTAAATGACATTTGGTATCAGATACTATCCTGACCATCTTGGTGCCCTCACTAAACACCTCTGATGCCGCTGCTGTTGTGAAGCTCAATGGTGCTTGTGCTGTGCCAGGTTCCTGACCTATCTGCGCCAGTCCTCCATCGACTCCTCTTAATTCTTTATACTCTTTGATGTACAACTTTGCCATACCAAACCTCCTTTTATTTTTATCTTAATCCTGCTTTACCAATTCCAAACATGCCTGATACTTTTACTACTCCCCCATTATGTTCCACCACAAGCCTTGGGTCAAAGTCTGTTCCTGCTTGGTCAGCAAAGTAATATTCAACCGCTTGAATGATGCCGGGGCCAGCCCATGTCAAGCCTGTTTCAGTATCGTCAAAATCCCACCCAAGCCTTGCCCCAAGGTTAGTGACTCCCGATGTGTTTATTCCTGCAATGCCGTTCGCATTCAATGCTATATCATTGTAGTCCGCAGATATATCAACTTGTTTTGCGCTCCTGCCGAAATCTGTGCCCTGAAATTGTCCATAATCTGACGAAATCAAGTTTGTATTAGAGTTGGGCGTAACGGCAGATAATACAGATTTTGAATTATCTGAATCTTCCCCCAGAAGGCCGTTGTCCTTGCTGAGAAAGAAACGTGAAAATATCGCAGAACTTATTGTGTCAACCCCGATTATAGAAGTATCAAAACCGTAAATGGCACGGATAAGTTCATCATATTTGTCAGTATTACCATCACCTCTTAGCATGGGGGCGTTTTCAGAGTTTGAAGTACTGAGCGCAAATGTTCCCGATCCGGCAATTATAGCACTAAGGGTTTCTCCTGCCGCATTTAATCTTTCTACCCATCCATCTACGGTAGTTGTTTCAGGGTGCGGATCGGGATAGAACGTACTTGTCGTAGCTGCCATCCCGTATCGCCCATTAAGCAATATCTCCGTTTGACCATTTACTTTATCGCTATAATGCTCCCGCGCAAGCGCAACGAAATCACGCCATCTGAACCGAATGATATTTGCCCACTTAGCCCCGGCGCGAAAATCAGATACCAGTCTTGCCTTTTCTCCATCAAGCCCAAAAAAGCCCGTCACATGATTTTTGCCAAACTTGACAATCTCAATCCCGTCAAAGCTCTTATCTATGCAAAGCAAATCCCGGCCCTGTGGAGTGTTGACAATTCTTAGCAATAACTCTTGATGTGATTCGAACCACAAATCATCTTTCAAAGGCAATATGCCGGGGTTCTCAAATCTGTATTTAAAAGGGTATAGTTTCGACATTAGTTTTGCTCCGATATTGGAGTCCTGTTAGGAACATCTCTTAATCTGTTCCTGAGATTGCCATGTATGGCGTTGTAGTTAATGGGCCGATTAAAAACAACAGTCCTTTCTTCGACCTTACCAGAACGTCTATACCTCGCCACAGACTCACCCCTTTCATCAAGGGTAGATACCTCGCCCTCGTATATAACAAGGTCAACCTCTACGGTCTTATTCTTGTGGCTTATTCGCCTTATTTTGTAGTCACACTTATCTGCTGCCATCACATCACCGCCTCAATTCCATTTGCAATAGCCTGAGCAATTTGCTCATGTCTGCCGGCTACCAACCAATATTCAACCTCTTTGTTATTATCAATAAACAAAGGTTCCGGTATGAATGCAGGACAGTTTGTCTGAGTAACAAATGCATCAGGCTTTTCGTCACCATCTTCGTCACCAGGATAATCGACAATACCCGGCCTATCCATCTTATGCCAACCGGGTCTTGCACCTCGATCTCTCAGATTCATATACAACGATATCTCTTGACTCATCATCTCAGCCTGGTCATGACGCTTAGATGACCGAGGAACATGAATAACTTCACACCCCCTACCGCCGCCTGCGTTGAAATGCAGATCCAGCGCCAGGTCGAAGTGTCCCTCATTGATACCGGTGATTTTCTCCGATAGTCTTCCGGAGAAAGTGGATACTGAATATCCTTGATTAATCAGGATGCTTATCAGATGAGGGATGACCTTATCAGCCTCATCATATTCATTCAAACCATGTTTCTTATTTACAGCACCTTTGCGGTCTTCACGGTGCCCGGCACAGATAGCAATTTTCATAACATTATCTCCATCAAATATTGTATAAATGCCGAAGCGATAGTAAAAACAATACCAGCATAAACAAGCATCTTTGCGTTTACTTTTGCAAATTCAATCCGTAGATTTGTGATTTTTTCATCTCGCTCTTTGAATGATTTTTTCAATTCAGCATCCATTGAACGCAAGTATTTATACACACCTTTTACAGAATCCCTTTCTTCATTTGCATATTCTTTAAATTGATCCTTCAGTTCAATCTGAGAATCATCAACTCGACTCAATGTGCCTTTCAAATCACAAAGCATTAACTCAAACTCATGTTGTTTTTGAGTCATGTCTTCGATGGTATCCTCTTGTTTAAATACTGTGGTTTCCAGTGATGCTATTTTCTCAGCGGTATCAGACACATGAAACTCCTTTTACTGTATAGATAATTCTGAAGGCCATAAGGTTTTGAGTTCATCTGCTGTCGTAGCAGATGTTAAATCAAAAGTGCTAGGTATATCCCTGAGTGTTTGCCTTTCTGCATCAAACTCATTCCCATACTTTCTTTTGTCTAATTCAACTAATTTTTTATCTCTCACATCTCTTATTCTACCCATATGAATCTCACGGGCTTTTGTCATATTCACTTTAATAGCATCGGGTGCCTCTGTATTATCTTCCTCCCACGCATTCCTGAAAGTCCTGTCCGATGAAATAAGAGACGCATCCACTATCTTATAATCTATCCCCTCTGGTATGTTTTTTTCAGCCAATTCATCCATTGTTCCTTTCCAGTGTGGAGATGGAATAATTATTGAAATACCACCGTCTGCTCTTGTATATATTATTCTTTTCATGCTAAGTCTCCCATGGCTATGACAGTTACGATGGCACTATCAAAAACAGTTGAGGCTGTCCCTGATATTTTTATACTGACAGCAGTTGCGGTGAGTACCGAACCTGTTGGTGATACTACACCTCTTACCTCAGAGCCATTATCTACAGCCATCCCAGCCACTGCGTAATCAGCACTTGCAAAATTAGAATCCCAATTCACTGTATATAAACCTACACCGTCATCTGCTATACTTGCAACATTAAAACTGTCATTTATAGCGATAGTTCCTGATCCATTAAAGTTAATCCACCCCTTGCACATACCTTCATGCTGAACCATGCTATGGATAGGGGCGACTCTAGTTGGGTCAGTCCCCGTTTTAACTTCTGCATCAGTGGCTAATTCAACCCCGCCTTCTGCGGTCAGGGAAGCTGATTGTAATACAACTGGATTCCCACTTGCTCTGGAATAATTAGTGCAGATCCAATCACCAGTTGCATACTCTACAAATTCAGCTTCATCCCCTGATGCTGTTGTTATATTTACGCCACCTGGTAACACCAAATCTGCGGCATCGTATGTCAATGTCAAACTAGCCCCAAAGTGTAGCTTAACAACTGTTCCTATGTGTCCACTTGTCAGGAGTGAAGTAATGGTAGTCGTGCCCGTTACGTCAAGGTAATTGCCATCGGTAGGAAAACCGGCTGTTGTAAACAAAGCCGCCTCACTTACAATATCAGCACCTTTGGCAAGCCCCAATACACCGGTCAACGTACCACCTTTCAATGGGAGAACCTCTAAAGTTATTGCCGCTGCTGCTGCATTTACATCATCCAACACTGTTGCCATGAAGGTTGATACTGGTACACTTGTTACACTACCACCTACCGCAATGGGACTCCCTTCAGCATCAAAACCTAAGAATTGTGAAGCTCTGCCAGCCACCGTAGGTAGACTCATATCAGCAGATTCAGCAGAAGAATCAGAATCACTAAGATGAATGGATCTTTTAACCCATCGGTCAAAAAGTTGTTGAATGAGGAATGTCAATTTATCCATTGCTTTTTCATGGACATCAGGGAAGAACCCACCTTGAGAAGCAAAAGCTGTAAGTTGTGTTTCAAGGTAATTGGATCGGATGTACCACTCATAATCAGTCGGTAGGTTTCCGGCTACTCTTGTGATTATACCTCCATCATCATCACCAACGCCGGCAACAGTGTAATCGGTAGTCAATGTAAGTGTAGTCTGATTACCCTCATCATCAGTCTCATAGACTGTAAGTTGAGATTCATCATCAACTCGGAAATCATAAGAAAAAGTCGAACCAATTCCGTTACCAATATAAGGGCCGGATGTAATGTCATCGGTATTGACAGTCATTGTTTATCTCCTTGGTCCATATAACAATTGATTCAATGTAAAATCCTCACCTTCAACCATTACGTCGTACAAGTGCTCACCTGTTGACCATGCTTGATTGATACCAGGTATACCTGTTGCTGCGCCGATGAATTTGGTTGCACCTTTGACCTGACCTTTTGTGATTTCCTCATCGGTGAATGGTGCAGTAATCAATTCAGGTATACTCTTAGTGCCTGATTCCACTATCTGTGCTATCGGACTGATGTTATATCCGAAAGTACCGACAGTTGCACTCGCAACGTCACGCACGAATGGTATAGATTGTACAGGATAAAGAGCAAGATTTGTTAAATATTTTTGTAAATTTGATTCATCGTCGTCGTCATCACCAAAATCACCCCGTAACACCATCTCAAGGAACACAGGAACTGCGAATATAAACATGAGTTTAGCTGCTACAGTAGTGCGAGAGTAAGTGCCAGCTTTTGCGCCTTTGACTATATCACGTTCTTGATTCCATAAAGAACTGAAAAATGTCATGAACATGGTGAACATACGAGATTCCTGACTTTGGTTCCTCATGATCTGAGCCATATCCTTTGTAACACCGGAACCCTGAATATTCTCTATCACCCAGTCGGCGTAAGCATATGATCGTTTCTCATCACCCCAGTCCTTCATGCCCTTGATGTATGCAGCGTGCCACGAAGGTAAGTCCACTATGTAAGTCTGCATCAGAGCAATGTGTTTCATTGATGCTTCCTGTACTGCTGCAAAAATGCCACGCTTACCTTCAAGCTTCTGCATTGCACTCTTAATGTCACGGTCCATAGTGTTGACCCTGTGAGCCATTACTTTAGAATTGTCAACTGCGAAGTCCCAAGCAGTCTGCATGGTCGTAGTGCTGCCGAGGATTGACCTGATCGCCTGATATACAGGGCCGCTGCCGACTTCTGCAATGGTGTTTGACAGACCAAGTACCTGAATGATACCGGTTGATGCCTTGAATCCCATGACACCGAGTGTGGTGCCGAAACGCAGGCGCTGAAGTATAGATCCCCAGAACATTTTGAGTGGTGTCTCTCTGCCGTCTTTGGCAATATCATTGAGCCATGGTCTGAGTTGTGCGTACTCTTCAGGGCCAAGTTTCTCCTTGATCGTTGCAGCTACTGACTCATTTTTTATCAACTTGTTTGTCTCTCTCACTGCGTCGTGATGAGTAATGTAATGAATCGTTTCCTGGAAGTGGTTTGGTATTATATCAAGACTGAGACGTATCGGTGCGTAGTAACCTGTACGCTCGTTTGTAGCAGATGCGTTCACCGATGCTTGGATACCAACACGACCGAACATTGATTCAGTCTCAGCATTCAATCTGTCTTCGTTCTGTTGTGCTCTGAACGATCTGTTTGGATCATACTTGATGGGGTAATAACCACCCTTGAACGTGCCGAATTCAGTCTCCACCGGTGTTGATTCAATCTTAGGTGGTGTGAGTCCAGTGGTCTTACGGTGTACCTCTGCAAGTTGAGGGTAGAGCACTTCCATCTGATCCCATATGAGCTGCACCATATCCCAGTCTGATTTAGTCATATGGTCCAGGACCGCTTGAAGTTTCGGATTTGTCAGAAATATCTCAGCTTCAACGTCCGGGTTCGCCCACCCTTCACCGAGGAGAAGTTTTTTCAAGTTGCTTTCATTACCGGTGTTGAGTGCTACAGCAAGAACCTGATGACCGTATATGTTACCGTCATTGTCTGCGTCTTTAATTTCAGGAATGTATATTTTACTGTTATGACGTTTAAGGTCTTCCTTACTGCGCCCCTGAATCGCATCCATAACTACAGACCCGACTTCACCCCACAACTTCAGTTCTTCATTGTAAGCATCAGTGAAAGGTTGCACCAAGATATCATGACTTATCCCTGCACGTTCCTGACCATCAAGCCATGATGCCATGTAAGGTATCTTCGTCATCTGAGCCATTGCCCACCGACCCCACTTCTTACCTTCAGTTACATCGGTACGTTGAGTCTTAAAGCGAGTCTTCACTTTCTCATTCATCGAGTCAGTCCACTTCTGGACGAGCTTCTGGAACGTCATTTCTTCCTGTTGCCTAGTGATCTTATTACTGTACCTGGCGACATGCTCGATGTTCTTTACTGAGTCGTTGACACCTTGAAGCGCATCATAAGGTACGTTCTTCCAATGGGTGACATAACCTTCATCAAGTATCTCCGGAGAAAGTGTCAGACCGTCTCCATCTTCCTCAATACGAGCCTTCGCCCACACCGCTATATTCTCATTGAGTCTGTCAACCTGACCGAGTGTTGCACCTTTACGGAACTCAAATCGAGTGAGGATCTTGGTGAGCTGTTCCCAGTATCCACCCTCGGCCTTCATAATGGCCTCACGGACGGACTTCTTCTTGTACCGAGCCATCCGGTCAACTATTTTAATGGTGTCGTTCTTAGCCTCTGTAGCGGCCTTCCCAAGATAGAAGTTGAGCGCCTGCCTTGCCTTTGCTGTTGCAGCTTCCTCTTTGTTACCGGTTGCGAGTGCTGCCGCTGCTTCCTGAGCTGCACGAATCTCGGCCTTGCGATACTTCCCTGGGTGAATGTTCCGGAAAGACAACTTACCGATATTCTCTTCAGCCATGGTCTTAAGCATCTGACGCTCTATGACGGCGCGACCTGTACCCTTGGAGAGTGCCTTCAGTTCAGTCAGTATCAGATTACCACGTTCTTCATTCTGTACTGCGTCATCAGCTTCCTTCTCAATAGTGCCGTCGTTCATAATGTCACCATGTTTGTCAAGCATGATTTGCTCTGCATTCTCAGCAGCTTTGACCTTGATATTTGGTGCATTGATGAGAGCTTGAATCATTTCATCACCGGAGTTGTAACCAAGGAAACCAGCAGCTTCATCAGGATGTACACCCTCGCCACCGGGTGCCGTCATGTTTTTTAGAGCTTCAGGAATACGGATGGTCTTACGCTTGAGTTTGTCAACACGCTCCTCACCGACCATTGCCTTTACAGTAGGACGGTCAAGCTTGAAGGTACCAGTGAGAAGAGTATCCTTGGCAACATAGACTTTCTCTTTTGACAATCTCTCGATCTCTTCATCAACGATGTCAGACTTCTCTTCCTTCCACCACTTCTCAGTCTGACGTGTAACCTGCTTGATGAGTTTGTCGCGCAGAGTCTCAGTGGCCTTGTCTTTCGGCTTTGCTTGCTGCTCTTGATACTTCCTGAACTCTTCCTCATTCATACCGGCCATAGCAGCATCAGTGAACATAGGTTCAAACTGTGCTCGTGCTTCTGCCATGGCGATTTGCTCTTCAGTAGCAAGCAGACGGTCGAACACCTCACGCATCTCTTTGTCAAGATTCACCTTAAGATCACCACGTACTGCCTTGTATATCTGAGTCAGCCAACGTGCGAAGGATCTGAAGACGTTCCTCATCTCCATTGATGGCGCTTTACCTTCCATGAGGTATGTCTCGAATCCTCGTACGAACTGCTCATGTACTGCACGTTCGATTGCTGCATCTTTTGCTGTGTCACCGGATGTGTTGTTGTCGAGATATGCTGTGACATCTTCGGGGGTGATGTTACCTGTACCTTCTGGTGCGGTAGGTGGTACACCGTCTTGTTTGAATATACTTTCTTCAAATTGCCCAAAAGTTCCAATGTTATTTATTGATTTAATGTTGGTAGGATCAAAGACTATAAACTGATCTGCCATTTTATTTGACTCATCACCAATATCATCAATCATGTTTTTGATAATGATACCATCAATAACAGGAGGTTCTATAAGCCCAGACTCATCAAGCACTTCTCGTGCTGCATCATTAAACTGCCAGTTTTCTATCTCTTCATCTTCTTCAAGTCCGTGATTCTCTCTTGCACGTTCTTCTATTTCAGCACGATTATCTTCTATATCATTTTTATCAAGTTCACCACCGAAAACTGCATCCTCAAAACCTTCATCAATTAAAACTCCAAAATCCTGATCTGCAATTGCTTTTGATAATTTCTCAATCTGTGCAACATCAACACGTTCACCACCCATGTCAAGTTCAATAGGATTTTCAATCTTAAGGTATACTGACTGTTTGGAAATACTTCTCTCAGCAAGGTCATTGATGAATTCATTTGGTGAGGATGGAAGACTAAACTCACTCCTTATTTCTTCATTCTTACTATCGAAGATATCCAGACTCTCATCAAATGTTATACCTTCAGGAATAATGCCATCCTCTATAGCATCTTCAGGTCTATCTTCATATCTCCTTATAAAAGCTTGCCGACTATAATCTTCAGCAACATCAACATCATCAGTGAAATGAAAAGCACCATGCTCATTATTACCTGTTGTCTGCCCACCATAATTACTATCAAATATTTCTATTTGGTCAGCATCAATCCCACCATGGTGGGTTTCCAAAGGATTCCCTGATTCATCAACAACTTTACTCTCACCAAACCACGCTTTGAATGCCGGAGTATCTGTCTTTACTTCACCTGTGTCTTCATTGTAAACGATACCATCAGCATCTGCTATCTCATCTTCAGCAAGTGCACCTTTCTGCTCCAGAGGCTCCCCTTCCTTCCCCACAAACCCATTAGCCTCTTTAGCCACAGCATCAGCATTACGCTTGAACCAGTTGTGAATCTTCTGGGTTCTCACGCTGTCAGGGTTCTTCAGCTCCATGTCGTACATGAAGTGCGCGAACTCATGCAGGAACGTAGACAGGTCTGAGGATTCAGTGAGACGAATCATACTGTTTGCCGGGTCGTAGAAGCCTTTGGCTTCTTGTCTGAATATATCAGGGTCGGTAGGATCGAATGCTCCAATATTCTGGACTGATTTGATGTTGGTCTTATTGCTATCAAAGATGTGAACGTGAGCAGTTCCACCCTCAATATCCATATTCTTAAATCGACTTTCAGCGTTACGAAGAATGATTGAATCGAAACCCATCTCTTCAATTACTTCAGCGATGAGTTGGGATTGTATCAGTTCACCCTCTGGTCCTTCAGCGTAAACATAATCATCACTTGATCTCAGAAGCTGCTCAATGTCTTCAGGTGTTGCTTCACTGCCAAGATCATAAATCTCTCCAGCAAGATTAGCAGCCTCAACACCGTGACGATCAGACACTACCTGAATAGCCTCCACTAATATATGAGGAGTGTCGTTTTCAATATCCCATCGAGCTTCGTCAATTTGGTCTTCAAAGTTATCACGGTCTGCTTCGACATCTTCAACAGAGATACCTTCATTATCTGCAACTTGTTCTATAGCTTCCTGTTGTATGGCTTCATTATCAACAAACTCAAGCCATTCAGCATTCTCACCAATGACGAATGGCTTTTCAACTTTGACAAAAAGCTCCATGGTGAGTTGTTCGCCACCAGATAATACTGTTCTTGCAACCATCTCACTTAAAGCAAAAGGATCAATATCACCATCAAGTTCATCATCAACACGTGGTATATCAAAGGGATTAATATCTGTATCAAATTGGTCATCAATGCTGCGAGCTAAATCAACATCTAACTCATCAGGGTCACCCTCATACTCATCAATAAATGTTTCAAATTGGTCATCTAATCGCTCCTTCAGATTTTCAATTCTTACAGTTAAATCTGGACCTTCACCTGCATAATTATCAGTAGCATCAGATTCACTACTAGTGAAATAATTGACTGCTCCAAACTGACTTTCAAGATTGCCACGGAGTGCATCAAACACACTGAAGTCATGAGTCGTACCATGGAATACTTTTAGAACAGCAGGTTTGCCATCTCTGAAATCATAATCATTTACATCTTCAGGTTCGACAACTTCACCATCACCTGACCATTGTTTAAATGCTTCTGTTTCAGTTGATATCTCAGGAAGTGTCGGCGCTTGTTCAAACACAGCACCAAGTGCTTCCAGATCCACATCCTCTTCACCGATGTCCTGACGCTCACTACCGGCTTCTCTACCGATGACTCTCTGTGCTTTGGTTTCTGGATTGAGTCTGATGATGGGGTCGAAGATGAAAGTCTCACCTCCACTGATTATCACGTTACCTGGGTGAATGTCTTCAACGATGATGTCATCATTAATGAACTCAGATGTCTGTACAGGCTTGCTGGGATCTGTTCTTGTATACCCTAGAGACTCAAGCTCTGCAACAGCAGCATCAAGCTTCTGCTCACTGGTAACACCTTCGTCTTCAATGATATTGTCTTGAGATAATACAGGAAGGAATTCACCTTTGACTTCAGCGAACCCTTCAAGAGTGTATTCTGAATTTGGAAATTGATAATTGTGAAGTGCAATACTGTCAAACAGATCGGAGAATGTAGGTGAGTAGGTGAAGCGGTTCGCCTTCATCCACTTCGTTCCAGACTCATCAAGAAAGACGTAATTATCTCTACCGCCTAGTTCTACTCCGTTGTTCTCCTGAGTAGCTGTGTCAAGATTCTGCTCGAAGTCAGAAACAATTAAGTCGTTCTGCTCTGCCCACCTCTTGAGAAAGTCTGTTTCAGCTTGTCTAACAGCCTCAGCTTCTTGCTTCCTTCCTTTGATTCCTGCTGCGACTGGGAACCCGCCGGATTCAGACGGTTGTACTGATCTAAGGCTTCTTCGCGCGATTGTGGACGCTGTTTCGAGAGAGCTCTCAATCCTTTGCTTGCGCTCTCCAGGTGCGCCTTCGTCCAGTACTGGTTGAACGGCCTCTGCTCCAACTCCTGTATCTTCAACTCTGCCTCTTGTGGTGTCATAACCTAGTCCCTCCTGTATCTGTTGTGGCAACCTATCATGAACATACGTGTCACTTTCAATTCTACTTTCTAACTCTTCTATATTAAATATACCAAACTGGTCTACTTTGTCAAGCACTTTTCTTTGTTCAAAAGTGGGTTTTTCAGGTGCGACACCAAACACTATACCAGCATCTAATCCTTTTTCATCTATGATGGATTGTATATGGTCACGAGTCTTCTTAGCTTCCTTGACGGCTCCTGATTTACGAAGTGCATTGTAATTCCTAACAGCTTCAGATAAACCGGCTTTCAACTCAATATCTGTTTTATCTTGTTGTAGTACTTTTTCAGGACTCAGCCTCGCAGCCTCACCCGTCAACGGTCCTACAACACTCAACCCCGACTCTTCATAAACCTGCTTCACAGGGATACCACGGTCTAATGCCTGCACTGTCGCCCATGCAGGTACCACCTGAGCCATCATATCGGCCTGCTGAGAGGTCATACGTCCAGTATCGATCAGTTGATCCTTCACGGTGATGAAGATGTCCTGAGCCTCAGCATACTCGCTCACATTCTCTGAAGCTGTATCCATCATAGTCTTAATGTAATTCTCTTGTTCTGTCTGCTCCTGCTCCTGTCTGAACGGTGTTGATGTCTCAGGACTTAACTTCATGTGTTCACGGAGTGCGTCGTAGTGTTCTGTACCGACTACATCAGTGGCAAAGTCGGCAACCGGTACCGTGACATCAACACCAAGTGCAGCAGCCTCATCAGCTTTTTTCTGGAGTAATACGAGTGCAGGATCTGCTTGAATCTCTGCGTCAGTTTTTTCCTGAAGATATAAAGAAGTCTGTACGCCGTCGATGAACACATCAGCATTGTCATTAATTGACTGGGTAAATTCCCTGAATGATTCCTTGTCGCGCTCCTTCAGTTTAGACTTCTCAGCGTTCTCATTGATACTGTCTATCGCATTCTGCTCTGCATTACCTTGAGCTTGATTTCTCTCGTTCCTTGCTGAAGTTGCATTCACCACCTTGGTTGTCGTAATTATCGCACCGGACACAACACCACCGGCCCCGGCACCACCCATGGCAGAGGCAAGCACACCTTCAGTCAATGACTGTTCAGGATTGAATCCCAACATCTGTGACAGGTTACTATTGATCTGCTGAAGTGCTTCTGTACCACCCTCACCGAGTGTAGCACCAATAACATCACCAAGTTTACCACTCTTGGCACCGAGTATCTTATCAAGACCAGCCTTCTCGAACCAGGCGTTAATCAGTCCTGATTGAGCTGTCGCCTGGACGAACTGAGCATCGGTCATCTTCTGACCAGTCTCTTTCTCGAACTCAGCAGCACCGCCTGCCGTATCCATAGCCTCAAGCCATGCTATGAAAGGGAGTGACCCGCCTGATGCATACGCAAGATACAGCGACGGTGCGGCCTGGCCTAAAAATCCAGCCCACGCTTCAGGGTCTGACAGAACTCCACCAAGTTTAGCAAAGTCACCTTCAAGCGCATCATTAAGTGCGGCATCTGCTTCTTGACCTTTAGTGGCGAGACGTTGAAACGCTTCGGGAAATACTTCAGGATTTTCTGCCAGTTGTTTAGTGGCGCCGCTAATCATCTCAGCAACATCAGTTGTACCGGCTACACTGACATCAGTTCCGGGAATACGACCTTCAGATATAAACCCCGCTATGTCCTGAAGACCACGAATAGGGTTGAGGTTCCGAGGTAGCCCGGTGATATCCTCAATAGACTTCGATGCTGCACCGATATATCGATCAATAAACTCTGGTGTACGGAACAGTGATTCAGACACACCAAGTGCAGCCTGCGCTGCTGCTGCGGGCATAATTTTTATAGTGTCTTCAAGCTTGCTTAAGATCTCATGGTCATCGTGAGCAATAGACGCATTATCAAAGTCCGTCAGATATTTCGCAGTATTCGGGCTACGTTTGGTCATCTCATCAAAGTTGATCTTACCTAAGTTGAGAGATGATTCAACGGACTCAGGGTCAGTCTTGACAGCCTCTACAGGCATACCTGAATCACGAGAGAGTTTTTTCAGTTTGATTTGTGTATCAGGATTGACCTTCACCGCTTCAGTCATGGTTGACTGTAGAGGGTTCTCTATTGCTTCAGGGACGAGTGACTCAAGATTGATCTTTTCAAGTTTAAGCGCCATTACTTAGCCTGCTCATATGCTCTTACAAGGTTCTCAGATGTGACTACTACATTGTTATCACGAAGGAATTGAGTCAATTCACCAAGATGTTCTTCGGGGATGTCTTCAACTCCACGCTCCGGGTCAGGCCAGAAGTCTTTTTCAATTGTCACTTTGCGAGTAAACCCATTCACCATATCAGTGAACTCCTCAGAAGTGAGCTCCCGGTCCAGTTGATTCTTTCTGTTTTCATGCTCACTGTCGAACAGTGCATAGAATTGATCTGCTCTTGCCTTATTCTTTGCATTGAATTTGCGAGTGTTCTTGTTCATAAGTTGTTCGACAGCACTCTTCACCTGAGTACTACGTGTGCGACCTACTTGTGATTTAGCTTTATCAGAACCACTAGATTTACCTGTGCGGTTCTTACGCCACAGTGTGTAGAGTTTATCCCGGTGAGAATCATCAAGTTTCATTGCACGACGTTCAACTTCATCAGGACTCATCTTCTTAATTTCTTCATCACTCTTTGACATGGTGTCATGCCACACGTTCCAGTCGTTCTCTATTGGTTCATTTTTCTCCAAAGCCCTCTGTTGTTTCAATGACAATTTAGACCACTGGTCAGGTTGTGTGGCTTTGAACGATTCAGCAGACCCGCCACCTGTGATGAAACCTTCTGCTGCTTTATATATGTCAGCACGTTCCTCAGTCTCTGCTGTCTCAAGTTGATTGATCTGATACATGGCTTCCTTACGGACAGCCGGTTGTGCATCATCATCGAGTTTGCTGATTGACTCAAGTACTGCTGTACGATTGCCGTCATGTTCACCAACCAACTTGTTTGCAGTCGTTACAGCTTCCTGTGCATCTGATTGAGTCTGTTCTTCCTGCTCTTTAGCTGTGATCTTAGCGTCAAACTTCGCCTTGTCCGGACCCTCAAGCCTGTCACCATATTTATCAAGCGCCTTTCTACCGTCTGAAGCATTGTCAAGTATGGCAGCGTCAATGGTAGCAAACGCAAACGACCCTTCAAATGTTTGTAACTGTTCATTCAAAGCATCACCGGTTATACCTTTTAACTCAGCAGCTTCAAGTACAGCCTGACGACCGAGTTGTCTCTGTACTGCAAGCTTCTTGTCATCACCCCGGAACAGTGCTGCATTCTCAATGGTGTTCTCAACTTGTGCATCTATAGTCGCAATCTCCCATGCCTCTGCCCCTTTAGTAGCGTGACGCATAATGTCAGCCTGTCCACTGGTGACATGACGCTCTGCAACCCTTGTGAACATATCACGAGCCTGTGCGTTGGACATACCATCGGCATGTTCTCTTGCTAGTTTCTGGAGTGAATCATTTGCATCAGATGACAAGTCATAGGCAGACTTGCCTTGAGTGTTGAAGTACCCTGATTCAGGGTTGAAGAACAGTTCATTTTTAGCACGTTCAAATTTGACCATAGCCTCTTCAGCAGATGTGGTGTTAATACGGTCAGACATCTGAGCAAGTCCTCGACCCAGATCACCGATACCTTTGCCTATTGATGAAGCGCCAAAAGCACTGATGGGTAAGTCTCGTGCCTGCGGCCCCCGTGTCACCTCTGTCTCTACAGTTGGTGCGACTTGTTGTGCTACTTTTGGCATATCATCACCTTAAAAAATACCTACACTTGTAGACGGACGGGTGGTTGATTTAACATTTGAAAAGTCAACACTTCTTCCTCCGATAGTACTGGTTGCGCCAGCACTATCAGGTGTGTACCATTTACCAGCTACTTGCCCACCCGCTGAAAGAAGTGAAGCACCAAATGCAGACTTACCTCCTGCTTCTGCTGCCGCTCCTCCGGCACGAGTAAGTTCTGCTTGCTGCTCAAGACTTCCAGCACCACGTTGAAAGTTACCTTTGATGCGGAGTGCATCGACTTCACCGAGTAACACTGTATCTTCTTGGAGATCCAAAGGTGAGCCGGATGTCAAGTCTACATTTGCAGCACCGAGTTGGGCACGTTGTTTTGAAAGCAGTTGCGCGGTACGCTGACGTGCAGCATTCTCTTCTTCAACGCCTTTTGTACGAGTCAGAGTCGCTTCATTCTCTTTAACTCTCGCGTTATACTTCGCAACTCCCTTTGCATGTTTACCTTGCTGTTTTGCAGCATAACCCTGTGAGACAGTTGATACTACTGCCATTGTTAATGCTATTGACGCTGGTTCACACATCACTTCTCTCCATGTGGAATTTACAGAATAACTCGCCTGTTGTTCTCAGTGGTGCAGGATCATCAATAGTGAATCCCATCCATCTCAACCACCTTATAGTCATCTTATTATCAATATGAACATGATTGACCAATTTAGGGCAGATGTCCAACATTTCTTCTATGATCGGAGGAGATAATTTAAGAAACTCCCTCTTATGTTTTAACGCCTGTTCTGCACTCAGTAGCCATGGTACACCAACACCAGTAAGAAATCCACGTAAAACTAAACCCAGTGCCGTTAAAGGAGTGTCATCATCATAAACAATCACACTCATATGAGATCGAGACATACTGACTTCAAGTGCTTCAATCGGTGTGTATCGCCCTGATGCCCATACTTCAACAGCATCTTCTTTACGCATATTGTCTGCGATAAACTTTATAGCTTCATGTGTGGGTTTTCTGAAATTAACCACCTATGTCCACCGTAGGGATGACCGATAGTATTGCAAGAGGTAGTGGTGATCTCTGTTCAATGCGAATGCCGCCGCCTTTTGTCCACTGAGGATCAATAGAAACCTCTTGTTTGAATGTTTTCAGAGCAATAGTATCGTACCCATCTGATTCAAAACGTGGTTTAATTTCTAACATTTGACCAGTACCGCCACTGTCCAACTTAGGGCCGACGAATCCACCACGCGAACTCTCGACCTCGATCACAACTCTGGACACTGACACTTCTCTACCCTTAAGAGATGTTGCACCTGGTGTATCAATGTCCAATAGTTCTATCACTGGAGTGTACGCCAGTCCGACATGAACTATACTTGCCTCACGAGGTAGTGTTATTGAACCGCTTGATACCGTGAACCCTGTAACCTCATTACCGTCTGCAAGCACTGCAACCTCTTCACCTTCAAGATGACCCAAACCGCTTATCACTGTGGCAGGCGCCCCATTATAACTTAGACCACTGTCAACACAGAATGCATTAGCAGCACTTGATACATCACGAATTTCCATTCTCTCAATATAACGCACCTCTGACCCATCTACAGTACGTTTGACTATCATATAGAGAGCGTCACGGTTGTCTTCACTGATGACTGTTACTGACTCTACAACACCACCTAAGTCGTGCTGATGCCATCCTAATACCTGATGCTCACGTTGGTATGTAAATCCCAACAGTTTACCGTCATCACGTACACACCACAAGATGCCGTAGGGTTCTGCTGCAAACGCCATTTCCTCGATCTGATGACCTTCGACCAGGTGTTCTGACATTAATGAAAGATCTGAACTTTTGAATTTATCAGCAGAGAATTCATATCCAAGGTTACGAATACGACTTCCTTTCTCCTGAACATATATTGCAGTATCATTGATTATAACAGGTGGTACAAAAGATGCACCATTGAATGACTGAGGTTTGACTCCCATGGTTGCCGGGGTCAGTACTTGATCTTGACCTTCTGTGGCCTTCCACTCACCACCGGATGTCAGGAATATGAGTGTATCGAGTGATAGTATATGGCGTATCTCATTGACTTGACGATCCTTGATTGTAAATGTTATAGCGTCGTCGTCTTTAGTGGGAGATGATTTTCTGAAAGAATTTGTATTCCCCGTCTGCGTGGTGAACACCGCTTGAGGTTCATTGGTGGTATTGCCAAATATCTGTCGCTGCTGATAGTAAGACACTGTTGATGGTTTATTACCAGCGCCTGAGAATGGCTGTCTATCTATAGGGTGAGAGTCACTTGTGATCGGTGCAATGTTGAAATCATCAAATGTTAAATTATTCGAATCTCCGATCCAACCATAAACACCGGTGCCATCTGACGGGTCTTTATATATTCTGTAGTAATCTGCGGCAACTACATTACCCCATGTTATCCGAAGACCTCCTGTTGTTGAAAGTGAGCCAATAGTCTGAGAGTCACTTGCTGATGCCAACGATTCAACACCATTGGCATCAACCGCTGTTACTACATAAGTGTATGTTCTATTAACTGAACCATGACCGCCGCCCACCGAGGCGACACTGCTTATGATTGGTGCTGTTACTGTTGAGGCGTAACTGTTGACTGTCAGCGTCCAGTTGGTTTCAGTGATTCTGTTCAGGTTGCGTGGATCGTGACTGAGGTGAACGATGGTCAACACATCTGCATCTTGTGTAATGTCTAAACGGGACAGTTGATCTTCAGTGTAAGGAGTTACAAGTTCATAAGGTACGTTTGGTGCTGTTTCAATATAACCACCATTCTTGATGACTCTCATTTTAAGATGTTCAAACACGAGGGTGTACGTCTGTTCTGTGTTGAAACTGAATGGTAACAGTCTCCCTCTCTTTGTTGAATCACCGAGTTCACCGACGAACCTAGTACCAGGGCGACTGTAAGCGCCGCCTTGAGCTCGTACTATAAAGTTCTCACATAACGCAAGCCCTGACTGATATTTACCTAAATCAGTACGTGATCTGAGTGAAGGTGCAAGTTCACCGGATGTAAAACTACGCTGAACTATATCAGGCACCTGTGATCTCCTTACCTGTAAGCATTGAGGAACTCACTATCAAGTGGTTCTGTATAACTCTCATTCATGTTATTTGCAACAGCTTCATTCAGATACTTGTTATACATGTTCAGTGCATCAATTCTTAACTGTCGTCCTGTTTCAGCACCGACGAGAGGTACAGATAATTCTGCTGACATCAACCATGAGAAAGTTTGAATAAAAAGATTGTCAAATAAGTTGGGGTCTGTAATCTTCATCCTGTAATCAATTCTGAGACAAGGTTCATTTGCGGCAATTACCCTGTTACTATCTACATTGAATACCTTGTATTTCACCTGTCTTTCAAGATCAGGACTATAAATGTCTTCAATGTGCCGGGATCGAGTCACACCGTCGCCTGTAGATCCGAACTCTTCAAAATTAAGAATAAGTTTATTGACATGTAAGCAATCTGAAGGGTATTGATATGAATACACCCAGTTGAATAGATCAACATCAGCCAACACAGCAAGAACATCAACCTTATGATTGAAGTTCCATGGAACATCTGTCAGCAACATGTCACGTATGAATGGGTATTTCAGTTTACACTGTTGTGCTTGCAAACTCTTTTCAGTGAATGAATTGATGCTGCCGGCTCTTATGTTTGACAGTGCTATGTTACAAATATCAACTTCAGATGCCATGATTAATCACCAGGGTATAAAGTCTTAACTCGGTCATTAGGTGCTTTGCTAAGAGTAACTTCGGTGAGTTGGATACGAAGTTCTTTTTCAGGTTTTTCACCTGCTCCTTCGACTTGTTCCGATTTCCTCTTAACAAAAGCAAGGGCTCGAATTTCAACAAGTTCGCCACCGGAATAATGATCGACATTCAAAGCTTCAGCGAGTTCACCTTCAAACTCAAGACTTGTACCATAAGGGTAATTTTTATACTCCTTGACAGGTCCACCGCAACATTCATCATCCATCGGTTTGATTTCTATAGATCCTGGCATGATATTACTCCTTACAGTGTTGTTACTGTGGACTTCTCTTCTTTATCATCATCACCGGTAAATGGTCCCTTCTGACCTGATTCAATCAACCCCTGCTCATGAGCCTTCTCAGCGTTGATCTCTTTCATCAACTCATCACGAAGCTCACTACCTGCTTTGAACTTGAGCTTCTTGTTGAGAGGCGCCATGTTAGGTATACCGTCTGTACCGAGGTTGTCATCATCCTTGATCATCTCAAGCATTGCAGCTTTGACTTTATCACGATCTGCAACAGGTGCACTCGATTTAGTTTCAACGATGAGCACCAACCCGTTAGGCGTATTGTCTTTAGGATATGGTTTGTCCACGGTGAGAACTAAACGTCTGGTACCAGGACCGTAAAGCGCAGCACTCTTACCTTTGCCGTAGAATCTTGGTGTTGTTACTCTGTATTTTGGCACGACATGCCTCCTTAAAAATGCAGGGCGGTACTGCCGCCCTGCGTTAAGTTAAACTACGATTTAAGCACCAGTCACGTTCGTCTGGTTGCCCATTGTGATACCTGCCATGATAGCACCACCGTCGAAATCACCGGTCACAGGTGTATAGCTGAGTCCGAGATACCGCTCTGTGATGTCATTTGGCAGATAGTCCAGACTGATCTGCTTACCTGCTACGAGGTCAGCAATCAGAATTGTCTGAGCGAGGATCTCGGCACCCAGAGCATCGGTTGAACCAGTCTCAAGTGCTATGATCAAAGCTGTAGCACCGGCTGAAGTAGTGAAGTCTTCTGTAACCTGCACAAGCAGAGGCACCTTATTACCTTTACCAATGTCACGATTGAGTGCAGCCTTACCACCATACGGGGTACCGGCGACACCAAGGTCAATGACGTTGGTAGAGTTTGCTGTAGCAGTGACCGGCTGGTCATCTGAAAAGAGTTGTTGTATTGAGAATATCATGATAGTTCTCCTTATTCATGAAGTTATTGACAGGTGAAGCAGCAGCCTAGACTACCACTCCACCTGTCGGGGTTAAATTAAGATACGACAGACTCATTGTTCAAGAGTGCGTCAGTCTCACGGATCGGAATGCCTCTGTAAGAGAGTACTTCCTCACCTTCAACATCCTTACGTGTCAGCCTTTGGAAGTTGTCAGCAGTACCGGCGTTGGTTGCCAGTGCATCAAGAGACTCAAGAACGTCACGGTTGCAGTATATCGCAAGCTTACCGCCTGGGATTCTACGTTGCTGAAGCTTGTAATAAGCCTTCCTCATGAAGTCATACAGCTTGACAGAACCTGCCTGCATAAGGGAAACGTCGATGTTGGCGATACGAGAGACATACCTCCAGTCTTTAACAGCAAGGCCGACATGCCATGTGAACAACTCTTCCTTGGCAAAGTAAGGATTACCTTCATCATCAAGCACCCGTTGACTACCTTTGTCTTCACGCTGTACACCAGCCATAGTGCCTTTAGGATAAAGAAGCTGGCACTGATCGTCACCCCACCCAACAAACCAGATGGATGTATTGTCAGACCCTGCACCGGCTGCACTGATGATCTGATTTCCGTTAGGAGCAGATAGATCGTTGAAGCGAGGTGCAAGACCCATGAACTCTTCAGGATCGGATGCAGTGTTACCGTAGAACATCTTACTGGCAACTTCCTGTTTCATCTTTTCAAGGAAGCTCCTGGCCTCGGAAAGTCTCACAGCACCTTCATTTGTAGAGAGTTTGAGAATACGTTCATCAATGGTGCTAAGACCTTCAACGAACCCTGTGGTATCCTCCACCTGAGTCTTTCCTGATTTACTCTGAGGTATACCTTTATACAGTTTACCCCACGTAAGATCTGGAAGACCGCTGCGTACCGTGTGCAGGTGAGTTGTACCTTTGTTGCACTCAACCGCGATTGCGTCTTCAAGTATAGGATTTTGTTCAGCAAGCATCTCGATTATCTCGACATACTGTCCCATCCCGTCTTGCTGTTTGTAAAGGTCGATTAGATCGACAAACTTATCACCTAAAACTGACATGATTGTTTACTCCTATTTATTGTTATTATCGTTCGGATAAAGTACGTTTACCGTGTCCGCCTTCTTTGAAGGTGCGCTCCCGAGACTGCCCGGAGAGTCTTCCTTCAAAAGCTTACCGATATTCCACATGAACCGGATCATTTCGGGATGGTTGCCCACACCGTGATCCTCCATCAATGTCTTGAGTTCAGGCGTTCCGAACTTTTCAATGGTAAGTCGTGCAGTGGCTATGTTCTCATCGAACTTCTCGCCGCCGAACTCCTTATCATTTTTAGAGTCGTTCTGCCATCCTTCAATTAACTGGTTGAATGCGTCCGTCTGACCCTGTGCTCCTTCCTTGACCATTTCTGCCTGAAAATCGACGAGCTTCTGAGCTTGCTTCTGGTTAAGACCCAACTCCTTGAACATCGGAGTAGCCTTTTCCATCAGAGCAGCGTCAAGCTCGACACCTTCAAGGAGTGTGAAATCGGAATAGGATTCGAGAGTTTTACCGGGTTCTTCACCAGGTTTATCTTTGTCCGTTGGTGTATCCGGTGTATCCGGTGTATCCGGTGTATCCGGTGTATCCGGTGTATCCGGTGTATCCGGTGTATCCGGTGTATCCGGTGTATCACCTGTATCCGGTGTATCCGGTGTATCACCTGTATTTGCTGCCTTTATGCTCACATCATCAGCCATTTCATCATTCTCCTCTTAGTGTTTAAAAACAAAAAACCCGCTCAATTTCACGGCGTTATGCGGTGAAACGTAAGCGGGGTGGGTTATATCAACCGAGCCCTGTTATTCAGTTGTGGGTGTTACTTTTTCTTTTTCTTTGTGACCTCTTTTTCTAAAACAGCCACTAGTCCCTTCAAGTGGCGAATAATGATTTCGAGTGTTTCAATTGTCATCATTCTCCTTCATCATTCTAAAATAGTTATCAAGTCCTGCTGCCTTAAGTTCTTCCCGCCAATATAAGCCTACTCTCCTACCTCCGGCATTCAGAGCATGTTCGTGGGTGTCAAGACAGAACATATCATTATCAACACCTGCTGAGTGTAACACACGAAACATTACATTGCGACCTGATTCTGAACTCATCACTTGAGTGAGTTCAGCAATCTCTATCGCTCTATCAGTCTTTTCACTCATCCCAGACCTGCCCGATTCATTACGGTACTGAGTGCATTGCCTTCATCGGTGTCAGTCTCAGACATTGTTTTAGCTGTATCAGCCAAGTTCTGACCCTGTTCAGCAGCAGCAGCTTTACTCTGTGCATCTGCCTCTGCCGCCATCAGTGCTTCAACCTCGTCATCACTTCTTACCACGCCGGGGTCTGTACCGAGGGAGTCAGAGTACTCATCAACAGCTTGCAGTGCGTTGAACTTATGACGTGCTTCAGGCCATACAGCAGAAAGTTGACCAACATAGCCACCAAGGCGCTCCAATGACCCTGCTGATATAAGACGTTGAGCTTGAGCGAGAACTGACACATACTCTACGTTGAGTTCTTTACCTTGTAACTCAGGTGGTGCTTTAGGTAACACACCTGCTGCTTGCAACTTGTTAAACGTGATGTCGATGAGAGGGTCATGTATTTCAGAATGTGATCTCTCCAGTACCGGGCCAAGCATCAACAACTTTTCCTCGTGCTTCTCTGCAATCTCACGAGCTGTGACATTACTGCGTCGATCATTGGCAAGCATGAGAAACAAATCCTCATAGAATGCTCTGCTGATACGACCTTCAGCCTTCTCATTTATAACCAATACAGCGTTCAAGTCAGGTCTATAATTGTCATATATGGGTTTGATCCCATCATTTGACCCTGGTGGTCGATACACAATCTCACCGTTCCTGAGTGAACTTCCCACTTTGTTCTGCATCGTTGACGGGGCTTGCAGTGGTGGATCACTCAACTTGTCAAGCACTTGATACATACGACGCTCACCGAGTTGAAGTGCTTTAGTGTCACCGAGTGCTGTCATGCCAGGGCAATTTACACCATAAATATCTTCACCTGTTACATCCCAACGTGGCGCAAGTATCGAGAATTCATCAAACCCTGACCTACGCAGGAACCTATTGCTATTAAGTGTGTCATTACCCTTCTCATAGTAGACAGAGCGAAACTGCTTGTCTTTAGCGAGAGGACTTATCATGTCACGATCATCATTTGGTTCTATGAGGTGTACCACCTGGACCCACGACTCGGTGTTACCGTTCTTCCATTGCTGTTGAACTGTGTTGCTGCAGTTATCAAGTCCAAACTCTTTTACACACTGTGCAACACTGATCTCATATTCCTGATAAAATGTGTCCATTACATTCTCACCGTTCATGGCAAGCATGTAACTACCTACAGTGTAAGGACGACAGCGGATTATATTATTAAAGTCAGAGAATATACCCATACTGCCAGTACCAAATACACCCATCTCACTGTATAATGTGTGCAGTGAGTTGTAAGTATTAGACTGTGCATATACACGGTACATTATCGTCTGTACTGCATGTAACCACTTCTTCACCGGCGCATACTCACGCAAGGTCAAATCTGATGTACCAAGTCTGAACCATGGTCTAGCAGGTGATGTGAGGCCCGACATCATACCTGACGCTAGTGTTCGGGCGGCAAGAGCACTTGTGTTGTTGTATTGCTTGGTATTACGCTTATATCCTTTGTTTCGATCAGATGTAAGAAAGCGCCCACGATACGATAAATGGTAGTCTGATAGTTCTCCCCATACTGGGATGAAAGAAGACCGTTCAGATCTTAATGCTTCGAGTCGTTTGTTGAATTTATCTACACTTATAGTCATAATGCCTCAATGTAACAGAAGTGAAACGATTTAGTCAAACTATTAAAATAATTCTCTCCATGCTCCTTGTGACCTCATGGTTGCACTATTGGCACTACCTCCTGCCACCGTAATTGATTCTCCAGGATTTAAGATAATTTTGCTATCTATTAATGGTATTTTATCTCTATCGTTTTTACCTGCGAGTTCAACGGCTACTATTTCTTTCCCCCCTGTTACTGTTGTTCCTGAAGTATCTATTTCAATAACAGAATTATTTGTATTTACATCTGAATAAGAAGGTATTCCCCCTAATGTTGCATTTTTAACAACTCTCAAAGTTCCTAAATTATTGGCTGAACTTGCCTCGATGCTGCCTCCAATTCTCAGCATCACGACATCTATAAAGTTAGTTTTTGAAGCATAAGTCGCTTTATTTCTTATAGTAAAAATTGCGACTTCCGTTGTTACGCTTGTTTTTTCTTTAGTGCCTGATGAGTTTTCAGGTTGATGGAGTTCGACGAAGGAAGTCTTACCTTCTACGAAATAAGCATACGAAGCTGATTTAAGAATGATATTGTCAGTCGTTCCTGCGTTATTAACCCACATCGTATGATGAGAATTCGGGTTATGTGTTGAGGGTTCAGTAAAGTTATTTGCATAAAGAACAGTATGAACAGCAACGAAGTCACCTGTACTATCATCTTCTATACATAGTTGGATTTTTCCTGCGCCTAAATACTGATATCTGATTTCAAACACATTAATTTTGGTCTGATCTATGGTCATACCTGAAGCACCTGTACCGTCTAATGGATCATCCCAATCAGCTTGAGCTATTGTGATTTTAGAATCATTTTGGAACCGATGGAAGCCAAAAGTAGCGCCATCATATCCGACCATGTATCCATTCTTAAATGCTGCTGAGCTTCCGGTTTCATCCGCTATCCCGATATATTGCTCTGTCGTTGCTACAGGAGAAGTGAATAGGGCTGTGAATCTTGAATTTCCACCAAGTCCTGGACGGTACTTAGCGTGTTGCTTGCTTTGGAATAATGCTGTACTAGTAGTTGTGGTAGAACTGCCAACTACAGCCATACCAGATGCTTGAGTTACTGTTCCACCATTCACCTCAGTATTTGTATTTAAGTCAGTATTATCAACTGTATATTCAAAACTACCTTGGAATTGAGGAGAAAGTTGCCCCACTAATACCTCACCAAAGGCTGTCTTGGGGATGTCAGCTAAAGAAACCTTTAATCCTTTTGATATGGGGTTCACTCCGACATCAGTCACACCGTCACTGAGCAAAGCTCTAATTAGTTCTTTTCCGTTCTTATATATACTCATTCGTAAAACCCGTTAATGGTACCACCAGCTTTACCACCGGATTGAGTAGCCCATACACTTATTTTAATAGTAGTTCCCCCAGGTACTCTAATTGGAGGTGTCAAGTTTCTATCAAAGGTGCTTTCACCCATAGGGATCACGTCTTTAAACAGAAATACAGGGTTATCACCATTATATAAAATATTATTCCAATCTGTACTTCTAAGTCTTACGTCACTTGGTTTATTACCTGTTATACCTCCATGCCATTCGTTAATAAAATAGGTCACATTATCAGGTATTCTTAAAGCACATGTGAGACTCATATTTCCACCAAGTGATATAAGATTATAAACAACAGTATCATCACTTAATTTATGAATGTCGACATTCCCTTCTGCTACACCATTACTCCCCACACTTGTTGCAAACATATGATTTACAAAAGCAATATCTGTTGCAACAGTGTTTACACTTCCACCGTCGAGTGTTATGTCTTCAAATAAACAAATCCCACTTCCAGTTACATATTCAATTCTTATCGTGTTTATCCCGGTACCACCATTCGTATCATTAGCATCATTGGATTTAACGGTCATTCGTTCACCAGCGACTGCAGGATGAGGTATCCTTGGTGTTGGTCCTCTCCATATATCTTCACCCCTTGCATCTATAGCTACGCTTGCTCGTTCTCCTTTGGCCCATAAATGTATATGCCCTGGTAAATTACCTGCAGATATTTCGTGACCATAATCAACTACACTCACCCGCGGTCTTGGGGTTGACCCACCAGTTACAGGAAAACCTCTTCGTATTCCGTTAACATCTATAAACCCAACATGAGGATTACCAAGAAGAGTATTCGTACCTGATTTAACTTTCAACACGCAGTTCATAGTTCCCGGCGAACTGAATTGTGACACTTTAACAGTCAGATTATCACCACCATTGAACCCCAACTCTGATGAAGGTTGCCACACAAAATCAGCATCAGTTGTTGTTTCATTAAGTATTAACGTCCCGTCAGCACTATGGATTGTGATTGTTTTTTCTTCTAATGTGGTGAAGTTGAACTCTACACTGTCGAGCTCATAATCATTGGTGATGTTAGTAACCTCATTGAATGCTGCTGCGTTGAGATCATAAGCTGTTGAATCGATGGCGTTGGTGATAGCCATGACAAGTTGTGAAAGACTTTCTTCAGTAGCAAAGGATGTATCTGACTCAGTTACAATCAGTGATGATCTATCACTGACAGACAGCACCCACACATTAGTGTCAACGATGTTGAGATGCAGAGGTGCATCACTACCACCGAGTGACATGAATGCATCATTACTCAGTACGGGTTTGGCCTCACTGATTACAATACGAACATCATCACGATGAGCCTGGAGAATCATCGAAGTGTATCCGACATTAATCCTCACATACTGTGTGAGATCCAACGTCACAATTGATGTCGCCATTTACTGACCCAGTAGTGTCTTTGGTCCTGAAGTCACACCGTCTTGTATCCCACGTGGGCCTGTGAGAATTGTACCTGTCTCACCTGCTGCTGCCCGACGACGACGTTTATCTGCACCACTTGGTGCAGCAGCAGCGCCTGATGGTAGAGTGGGTGTTTGTGGTGCTTCAGGTAGTGCTGCCGGTGGTGCGGGTGCCTTTGGTGATCCTCCCATGCACATGATAATTCTCCTTTACTAGTTGACTGACTCTATCAATCCTTCATATCCATTGCATCCATGGGGTCATAGTCCCTTAAATTGGCAGTATGACGCATTCCTAAACCACTGTCAAGCATTCCCCTTGGTGTTTCTCGTTTTGGTACTTGATATGCGAATGTGAGGGCGAGTGCATCAGCCCAATCGGGTGACACATCCATATCCTTTTTACGTGTCAGAACAAGCTGATCTTTATCATTATGCCAGTACTCTCGGTTTGTAAGCTCCTGTTCTAGTCGAGGATCATCAACTACAGATCCATTGTTCATCAACCACTCACGCATACGCCACCACATCTCAACAACTTTGTTGACGTACTTCTTTTCGTCATCTGCTTTGGCACCAAAGTTCACACCTATGACATGATACCCCAGTTGATTCAGTCTGTCTGCTATAGGACCACCGAGCCCAGTTTCATCAAGAAAGGTAACATCAGGTTTATGTTGTGTGAGTACAGTTGTAATCAGTGATACTACTTTCATCGAGTCACGACTCTTCTCACCGGGGATACGGTACACTTTCTCCGACATGGCGTCTTTACCACGTCTGAATTGAATCATACAATTATCACTACCGCCTCGTGCCAAGTCTATACCACAGATAAGAGGATCATCACCTAAATACTGCCCTGAACCACGTTTCATTGATTCATGTACATGATCTCCCGGGATGAACTGCATGTCGCCACCACGAGGGAATACACCCCTCACACGTACACGTACAAAGTCACTGTCTTCACCGTAGTCATCAACCCATTCCTGAATCAACTTCTTATTGGTCATCTTAGCGGTACGACTATCAACCTGTCTTGTAATCCAACGATGAGACTGTCGCCCGAAGCACTCACGGAATGATCCACTGTTTCTCGTAGGATTCCCGAACGCGAAGTGCATGGGTTCACCGTCAGTCAGTCCACCTTGCGCAACCTCCCAAATCTTCTCAGGAATAGCACTAGCTTCGTCAAACAGATACCAAGGTGTACTGTCAGCAGCGTGAAGACCGGCGAACGCCTCTGCATTCTCTTCACGACATGTCTGAGCATCAACACGCCACGTCTCGTGATGTGATACGTGAGCTATACTCATCGCATTCATCTCGAACCAGTGTTTAGTGATGCATCTCTTGTGCCACTTGGCGAGCTCTGACATGGTTTTAGTGCGAAGCTGATCCCCAGTATTGGCAGTCAGAACACCCTTACTATGAGGACGTGTTGACATTATCCATAACACAATCCATGCAGATAATGCTGACTTACCTATACCATGACCTGATGCAGTAGCCATACGAATAGGGTCAACAGGATCAATACCGTTGAACTCACGAGCAACAACAGCATCACCTACATCAGTCAAAAAATTACATTGCCATACATCAGGGCCATCAAAACCAAGGAGATCCCCCGTACCCCATTCAAACGCAAAGCGTACAAATCCAAGAGGGTCAGCATAGAATCGACTGACTTCATCAGCAAGTATAAGTTCTACATTCAAAAGAATGACACACCACCTTCATCTAATTTAGTCAGTAACCTTGTTCGACCACGCTGCAATCTACCCATTAATTCCTTGTCGGACACCACATCAACCTCTACTCTTTGTTTAGCAAGTGCATCAATCAGTGCCAGTTGTGCAAGAATCTTCAACGCTGTGTTACTGGCGCTGATATTACCCTGCTGCCGGGCTATGCGGTGATTGTCTATCAACTCATACAATATCCACGCACCATCGATACCGGCTTCTTCAAGTCTATACTCCAGGACCGATTGAATAGCTTCTTGTATTTGAGGGTCTTTGAGTAGTTCATTACCCTTATCAGGAGCGTGACCAGATGCCTCAGCAGCACGACGAGCTGCGAAGTCCTTTATATACTCTATAACGAAGCAAGCCTTCTTAGGACTCAACCCTCTCAACTTACCGTCTTTTATAGTTATTCTAGCCATCCCTACCGTATACACTTTATTAACCGGTAAGTCAACTAATATATATACTTACAAAATCCACGACAAAAACATTTATAGCGACAAAACGTTAACAGATGAATAACAGATGCAATCGCTGTAAACCCTTGCTATGTCAACTTCTGACAGGTCTGACAGATGAATCGGAATCCACCATGGGTAGAAACACACTAGTATGCATTCTATACCTTACCTTATCCAGTTATCTGTACACACCCTGACAGAGGTCTAATTACTCATATATATCATATACTTACAAGTGGAACTTCACGTGTCAGAATCTGTTAATTAGCCGGCACACCCTGACAGAACATGTCGCTAGAAATGTTTTTCACTTGTAAATGTATGGTATCATTGAGGAATTTGAAAAACTCCAAGAGTTTACATAATACCGAATGTCGTGGCTGTAGGTTATTAACGTAAGTGTATGATAAATAAGGAATGACAAAATCCACGACATTTCAACTCACAAAATCCACGACATTCAGTAAAACATTTCTAGCAACATTACAATATCCGTGACAAAAGTATTTTAAAATAAAACTTGACACTGTTATACTTGATTGGTATAGTCTGTGGAAATAGAACGTGCAAGCTAAAGGGCTGGCACACAAAGACGAAAGAGAGGAAACCATAACCAAAGACAAAGAGAACCCAAAATTGAAAACGCCCCTTAGCCAGTCCGCATTTCAGCGTTTTGTTATGTGGATTTTAAAGCACAGATGCACACCTTGGACGTGGGAGACAACCAATAGGTATCGAAAGTGTACCAAGTGTGAAAGGGAGCAAGTGCTGGACTACATAGGTGGGAAACCGGCGCCATACGTATGGATGGATATAAAAGACACATAACAACCAGCTAGCCCGCCGCTGGACACGTTACCTATGAAATTAAAGACCGCTATAAGCGGTCGACGGCTCAGCGCTTTGTTAGTGCGCTGGACGGTTAAGGAGGATAATATGATTAAAGGACGTTGGGGAATATTAAAAGACATATCACAGAGGAGAGGCCCACTGATGGCTGCGGCTATTTTAATATTTTCACCGTTTCTTCTTTTATGGGTTGGGATAGGGGAAATGCTTGAAAGGGCTGGGAAATGGATGAAGAGAATAGCGCACTAACAAGACAAGCTAAGGGGCTTGAGCGAACGCAGTGAGAGAAAGTCCAAGGAATGAAATGACTGACCTTGAGCGCATGGTTAGGCAAACCTTTAATTGACAATGGAGCAGTGACATGACGACAAAAGAAAAAGTGATTGGGATGATGGTAGAAAGAGGTATGTTTCCAGAACAGGCCGAAACGGTATTTAGTGCCGCCAAAGAAAAGTTGGCTGAATTTGCACCCAATTACCATATCACATGGGACAGGCCAGCAAGTGAGTATCCTGCGCCAGTTTATGCCGCAATGTGGCTTACGGTAAAAGATGAAGCATTGAAATGGATTGATGAAAATAAACCGCAAGCTTGGTTTAGGGCGATGTTTGCATAACATCTGAAATCAGCGGGGCCGGAACCCTGCTGACCCGAACGAAAGGAGCCCAACGGGCTCCGCTGCATTGATTTGGTTATAATTTTTGTTAATGAAGGAGGATGTTTTGAAACAAGAATATATTGAAGGCAAGTTATATAAAAGTACATCACATGGATTGGTGACATATAAGGGATTAGATTGCTATCATGGGCAAACAAGCATGAAGTTCCATTCGCCTGAATATGGGATGCAATATTGGTTGCCGGAAGCATTACATTGGCATTTTGAAGAGGAAAAAGAAGAGGCAGAGATAAAATTATAACATTCAAGTTCAGTGGAATTTGCCACTGGATAAAACTTCAAATAACCGGACGGACGGCGTGGGAAATTTCCAACTGAAACGCCTGGTTATCTTGCGAGGCTTATTATGAAAAAAATGAAAGACAATGAAGAGTTTTATAAGCTGGTAGGCATGAGGATAATGGCGCATAGAGAGGCCAAGGGATTGACGCAACAAGATATGGCAGACAGACTTGAAGTGAAAAAGGCTTCATTCAGCAATTATGAGAGAGGTAAGCAGCAAATCCTTCTGCATCATTTCTTTGAGATTGCAGAAATTTTAGGGGTGAAGCCGGACAGGTTATTGAAGGGAGCAAGATAACGGTGAACTCAGCGGGCCGTGAACACGCTGACTAAAAAACAGACCCATCGTTACGGCTCCGTTGTAGTGTTGGGTTATGTGCAAAGGAGCTACTTATGAAAAACCTATATGTACTTTACGCTGGTAAACCGAGCTATAAACGTGTGCTGCTAAGGAAAAGCAAGATGGAATGGTGGCACAGAGGAAATTTGAAATTTTACTTTAACCCCAACTGGACAAGCACACGTTTTTGGTTCTGGAATATTCAGATGTTTGTTATTGGCACAAGCAAATGTAACGGGATGCTAAAACTTAGGTTATTTAATGCCGAAATGGAAATCGGCTGGTAGTGCATAACGTGTGAAATAACCCGCCGACATAAGCGAAGCGTTGGCGGTCGAAGAGAATGAAATGAACGGGTTGATTGACTGGTTATAATTTTTTAGCGCAGGAGGGAATGTATGAAAACGGTATCATGGTTTAGTGCTGGAGTATCAAGCGCAGTTGCAACCAAATTGGCAATTGATGAAATAGACCAAATAATTTACACCCATATTGACGACCAACACTCAGATACTCTGCGCTTTGTTCGGGAATGCGAGCAATGGTTTGGAAAGCCTGTTGAAATAATACAAAGCCCGTATAAGAGCGTTGAAAATGCCTGCTATGGAGCAGGGGGCCGTGGCTATGTGAACGGGCCAGGCGGAGCCGCTTGCACGAGATTTTTAAAGAGGCGAGTTAGAACCGAGTGGGAAATAGACCAAAAAGAGCCCCTGCGGTATGTCTGGGGCATGGACGCTGATGAAGGCCATAGGTGCGATAAGCTGATTGAGAATATGCCCGATCAAGAGCACATCTTCCCGCTAATTGATAAGAAAATAAGCAAAGAAGAGGCGCACCGGATGTTGAAAGCCAGTAAGATTGAACGCCCGGCAATGTATGATCTAGGGTATAGCAATAATAATTGCATAGGCTGTGTGAAGGGCGGCATGGGATATTGGAACCACATAAGAATAGATTTTCCAGAGGTTTTTAAGAAGAGAGCCGAAATGGAAAGAGTGATAAAAGCCTCTTGTATTTCGGGCGTGTATTTAGATGAACTAGATCCAGAAAGAGGGAGACATGCAGCGCCTATAGTAGACGACTGCGGTATTTTATGCGAGACAATCGGCTTGTAAATGAGGGATGTTGCGCTAAAAAAATATAACAAGGTGATATGTTGCTAGGCAAAAGTCATGAATACTCAAATACAAAGACATAAAACATACTTACAAGATTTATCTCTAAAGCAAGTCAACAAAAAGGAGATATTGCGCCAAGAGCGTATGAAAGACAAGCCTGTACGCTTACCCCTGCCTGAGTTTAAAGCAGTAAGGAAACGCATTGTCATTACCGATTATGACTTTGACGAGGAGGAATATGTCTTTGAACTTCTCTATTTCAAATATGGCAGAACAGACCAGTATCTTGTGAGAGTAAATGGCAAGCAGCTTTACTACAATCGTAGAGGTAAAATAGTTTTAAACCATACAGCCAAACCAGTAGTGATGGGATTACACGCAGTACATAAATTGACTATGTCTAAGTTTCACAGGATAAGGAGGCTATAATGAATCATAACACTTGACATTATCATTCATTATGTTAAATTCAATACTCAGCAACTGAAAGGGAAGAACATGAATAAACATACACCGACAACTGAAGATCAAAAATGTATAACCACCCTTGAAAGGAGGATGGATCACCTTGCAAAACGTGTTGCATTCAGCAGCCACGGTAGCAATGACTACGATAAAAAGGAGTTGAAAGCATTAAAACATCTGCTCGATAAATTTGTATAACTGAAAGGAGTATCACCATGGTAAAAGATATAATCACAGATGAACGTAAGCTTTGTGTACCGTCTGACTTCCCACCTGGAGATGACATAGAATTAATAGTGCAAGACCTCATCGACACCGCGAACGCTCATAAGGATAGGTGCCTGGGACTCGCTGCAAACCAGATCGGGTACAACTCAAGAATATTCGTCATCAAGACACCCTCAGCATATGTTGCTGTAATCAACCCTGAAGTTGTGTGTATGACCGGCGGCAGGAAGAAGTACTACGAAGCCTGCCTCTCACGTCCAAACAAGGAACCCATCAGAGTCAAACGGTATAAAAGAGTCAAGATCAAGCTGATCAATGACAAAGGTGAGGAAGCACTCATCGAGTTCAAAGGTCTTGCTGCCCGCATCGTTCAACATGAGATGGATCATCTTAATGGGGTGTTGATATGAAGATACAAGAGATAGAAGGAAAAGCTACACTTACCATAATAGAATGTGACTATGCCATGTTAGATGACAATGGTGTGTTGTATTGGTTCGATAAAAAAACCCATGAGAAAACAATGCCTGTCAATTTAGCCTGTATTAATGCGATAGCTTGGCAACCCTTTAAAGAGATACGTCCTGAGAAGGCGGGGGAATTGTGGATAAGTGAACAAGGCTTTTACTACCACACTGAAATGAGGGTTTTAGATTTAATACTTGTGGGGTCTGGTGGAGGTATAAATCAACAAATCCCTGTTTTGTCTGATCGAGATTTTTCAAAATGGACTTGCCTCTTTCCCGAAGTACCTAATGAGAATGAGATCATCGCTAAAGGTGTAACTTGGGAAAGAAGAGATGACTGGATCGTTCCAATAGGAATAGAGAATGATCACAAGCTACAAGGTAAGACTACTGATATAAAATTAACAATAAAATGACACCAAGTAATCAAGAATTCCTACAGCATCTCTTCAAAGATGATGCACCGTTCGTACACGTTACTGACTTCACGTACGATCCCGGCAACATACCTTCAGACAAACATCTGATCGCATGGAAGGGTGACTGGTTCAGTCGGTACAAGATGAAGACTGGCAGTAATCAATACTTCACTGTATCGATCTTCAACCCAGACGATCAAGGTGTGGCTCGTCGCCGTAAGGCCCTCTTCCTGCGTACCAGAGTGATAGTGCTTGATGACGTAAGGGAGAAGCTGTCAATGGACGCTGTGAGCCGTCTTCCGGAACCTGCGTGGATACTTGAGACATCACTCGGGTCAGAACAGTGGGGATACATTCTCGATACTCCATGCAGTGACCGTCATCGTGTCGAGAACCTGCTTGATGGTCTTGTAGCGAACGGACTGGCACCTGAAGGTAGGGACCCCGGTATGAAGGGTGTCACACGCTACGTCAGGCTCCCTGAAGGGTATAACACCAAAGCCAGTAAGATGATCGACGGTAAACCATTTAACTGTCACATGAAGGAGTGGCATCCGGCGCGCACCTCTACCTTGGAGGCACTGGCCGCACCGTTCAATGTTGATCTGGATGCAGTCAGACGTGAGGCCCGTACCGATGGTGCAGCAGACATACCTGACCATCCACTGTTACAGATACCAGATGTCATTCATATAAAGGAGGTTCGTTCTAATGGTCGATTCGATATCACATGTCCGTGGGTTGATGAACACACTGGAGGAGACGACTCAGGGACAGCAATATTTACAAACGATGATGGATCTATTGGATTCAAATGTCACCATGGTGGGTGTATGGACAGGACGGCGAGACATCTTGTCAAATACATTGATAGTGCGGCTCCAGGCTTCGGGGAGGTATTCTCAAACTGGAAAATGAAACGGATGTTTGCTGATATCACTGGTGATACACCAGTGATTGAGCCTGGTGTCTCTTTCATGGACACCACAGTCAGTGACACCTCTCCTACAATAAACGACTTACTAGACACACTGAAGCGAGAAGTACACACGTCACCTGAAGCACGTGACATTGCACAAAAGATTCTCAGATTACTTGAGAGTCTGCCGACTATGGATCGTCAACACTGGCACAACGAAGTGTGTGACAACATGCGATGGACAAAGCAAGAGTTCAAATCCATCCTAAAGGATCTCAGAGCTGAATGGTATACGGGCTCACAAGAAGACATGACGTTCCTGTCAGATGTTATTTATGTTAAAGAACAAAACAGACTGTACGACTACAACACTCAGATATTTTACACACCTGAAGCATTCCATAATTCATTCTCACATTTAGATTCTGAAGCAAGAAAGACAGCATTACAGGAAGGCGCTGTTCAGAAGGTTGATAAAATAGACTTTGCACCCAAGCAAGCGAGGATATACACCAAAGATGGGATTGTGTACGGTAACACTTGGTGTGCCAGTAAAGTGTCCACGGGTACACCTGGTGATTGCAGTAGATGGCTCGACCACTGGGATGCAATGGGATGGGGTGAACATCGTAAGCATCATTTACAATGGATGGCTTACACTCTCAAACACCCTGAAGACAAGATCAATCATATCCTCCTACTCGGTGGCGAGGAAGGCACCGGGAAAGACTTTATTCTTCAGCCTCTCATCGAAGCAATGGGTGATTATTGTACTGAGATTCAAGGGGATGATTTACTGAGTAATCACAATGAATACCTGCTGTCAACCAAATATTTAAACATCAATGAGACAGAGCTCGGGGATCACAGGGAGGCAAAAGCTATAAGTAATAAACTCAAACCACTTGCAGCAGCACCACCACGTACACTGAGAATGAATCCGAAAGGGATCACTGCAATAAACGTCACCAACATACTCAACGCGACTATGACCACGAACAGTACTCTACCTATTCAACTGAACGGCCCCAGTCGAAGATTCTATGCCACATGGACTGATTTATCTATACGTGATGAGAATGAAGAAGTGACACCTGACTGGATAAAATACTGGACTGACAGATGGACATGGATGAACGCAGGTGGGCACGCACATTGTATTCACTACTTGTTGAATGAGGTTGACATCAGTAAGTTCAACCCAGGGGCGCCGCCGCCGATGACAGACTTCCTGCGTAACATCAGAGAAGCATCGAAGTCACCAGTGCAACAGACTATCGAAGCGTTCATACGCAACAGAGTAGGTGCGTTCCAGTCAGACCTCATAACAGCAAGTGAGATGGCATCTACAATAAAAGCAGCAAGCATCATGCATTCTGACTTGATATACGCTGATGCTAACTGGTTCAATGCGATAAATGTGGGTAAGAAGCTTGCTGATGTTTCAAATTGTATTCAACTGAGAGCTAATGCCGGGAAGCGACACGTCAGAATGTGGGCGATCAGGAACTTAGATCGATATAAGGTGATGCCTCCCTCACTACTTTTGATGGAGTATGACAAGCAGATTGCCAGATGCAAGAGTGCTGACAATGCCAGATTGAAGATAGCTGAATAAAAAGCTTGACAATGTTTGTACTTAATTGGTATATTTAGTGATAAGGTAGAAAATTTTAATTGAGAGGGTTGTGACATGACAAAGACAACAAAGGAAATAATAAAGCTAAGAGAGATACACAGTGATTTGAGGATAGCTAGCATGGACTATAGTAAGCTTTCAGATTCGGCAAGCATGGATTTGTCCGTCCTCAAAGATATCCACAATGCTATAAGCAAGGTAGAGCATGAGATAGCCTTGAGAGAAGCTTAACACATCAGGAGGTGATCCTATGTACCGCAGTTAATCCCTGCATCAATGACTTAACCCCCGTTGAGTCATTGGTAGGAGGATTAAAGCACGTTAACAATAAAGGAGGAATAGTATAATGACAGACGAGAACAAAGCAAAACTGGAGATTGTAAGTGAGCTCTTAAGATCAGGTGCAACAAGTTCGACTGTTGTAAAGCAGGCCGAACTTATTTACAACTGGGTCTTTGGTGTGGATAAAGCACCTGCGCCGGCAGCTGAGAAACCTGCCCCAAAGGTAACAGAGACACCCGCACCTGCACCAAAAGTGTTAGCAGAAGTACCAGCTCCACAGGTAACAATAACACCTATAAAAGATGGTGTTAACTTAACAACTGTACCCGCTCCAGTGGTAGAAGAAGCACAGATGTCACCGGAACAACTCAACGAAGAACTCAACAAAGAGTTCACTCGCCTCGGTGGTACTGAGCAAAACAAGGAGCCTTTAACCCTGATACTCGGTGTGATGGAAGGTTTTGGTCACAGGAGTGTGAATACACTACCACCCGCTGACTACGAAGCCTTACTCGTAAAAGTAAGGGCCCTGTAATGGGTGCTCACGCAAGACTAGGGCCATCCGATAAAACATGGCCTCACTGCCCTGGATCTCCCAGAGTAAATGCCGAGTACGTCGATGTAGCAGGTGAAGCTGCCATCGACGGCACCGGTAGTCATGAACTCCTCGAACTGTGCTTGAAGAATGGAGTCAGAGCGGAGACATATGACGGTCAGATCGTCGGCGCCAACCATGAAGACAATCCTATGGGATGGTTGGTTGGCCTTGATCGGATCGAGAGGGTACAGCAGGGTCTTGATTACGTCAGCAGAAGGGTTGCTGAACTGTCGAAGGTGTACCCTCACTGTAAGATCACTGTTGAGGCTGAAACCAGGTCCAACCCTGGTGAGAAGATAGAGCGTGACGATTGGTGGGGTACTGTTGATATTACCATCACAGTTTCAAACCCCTTCGATACCGTTTTATTCATCGAGGTCATCGACTACAAAGATGGTCGTATGTATGTGAGTGAGAAGAACAACAGTCAGCTTCTCAGTTATGCAATCGGTAAGCTAGACATGACTGCTCACGCAACACCATACCGAGTGACTATCATTCAGCCGAAGACAAGTCCATCTGTCAGGTATGAAGATGGCACTGTTGGAAGTCTCAGGGCTCATTTCAACATACTTGGTGCCGCAGCAGTGGCAACGGATGATCCAAATGCACCGCTGATCGCAGGTAAACATTGTACATGGTGTAGTCATGGTAGAGCTAAGAACTGCACCGCCGCAAGTGAACAGTCATTAGAGAAGGTGAGGATTATGACGAATAATGTAGAAGTACCAAGTGGGAGTCTGTTTGAGAGCATCAGCGAGACGTTTGGTGATATCACCACACTCCCCAGTGAGAAGTTGGAAGAACTTCTCGACGCACAGCCGGGACTCATGGCGGCGTTCGACCGTGTAAGGACTGAGATTCAAAGGCGTGTTGATGATCCTGATGACCACACTGTCAAGGGGTATGCAATGCTACCTGGAAGGAATTCTCAATCATGGGCTGAAGATGAAGATGCTATCGTCAAGATGCTTAAGGCCCGTCGTCTGAAGAAGGATCAGATTTATCCTGCATCACTCATCACACCGGCTGCAATGAAGAAGCTCGATTGTCTCACTAAGGATCAGAAAGATAAGATCGCAGCTAAGTACATCGAGAGTAAGGCAGGCAAGGACACTCTACAAAAAGTCAGAAAGTCTGTTGAGCCTGTCGATGCAGCTATGATGTTCGGTGATATTCAAGAAGTCAAACCAATTTCATTCTTTTAAGGAGGTATCATCATGGCACAAAGATATAAAGGTATCGCACGTTACGTGCATATCATGAAACCATCAGCACCAAAAGGTTCTGATAAACTGAGGTACGCAATCAACTTACTCATTCATAAGAGTGACCCTCAGTGCGCCGTAATCACAGCCGAAATTGAGGCTGCAAAAAAGAACGGTTTTCCTTCAGGTTTCCCGGCAGGTGCTGATGTATGTTGGCATGACCTAGCTGTGACTGAACCTGCAAACACAGCAGTCAAGGACTACATGTGTCTAAAGGCCAGTAGCAATGTTGAATTTGATCGCCCTCACTTTGTCGATCAGAGTTTCACTCAGTTCATCGACCCTATGGCTGACTCAAACGCCACAGGTAAGGTTGTCTATATGGACGGTTACATCGGTTCCTATGACAAGGGTAGCGGCGGCGTGAAATGTTATCCCAATGGTGTACTGGTCACTGAAGAAGTGGGTGCGATCCCTACCGACGCACTGAGCAGTAAGCCTGATGCAAAGTCGATGTTCGCTGATATCGGTACTGGTGGAACTCAAGCAGCACCTCAACAGGTGGCACCATATCCTGCATCACCGCCGCCACCTGCACCAAACACAGAGCCTCAGTACGTCATGACAGCAAAGGCCGCAGGTAACACCCGTCAGCAACTGCTTGACAATGGGCAGGGATGGACTGATGAGCTGCTGCTTAGTCAGGACATGATGACTCTACCTGGTGGCGTTAAACCGAGTTTTGCAACTTAAACATTTAACACTCTACCGATGTCTGAGGGCATCGGTGGTTTTACAGGTGGGTTGACCGTGCGAGACCAGTGAAAGAGGGAAAGGAGTCACCTCGCCATTCACGAAGTGCGACAAGTCGTACTGCTCTAAGTGATTAAGAGGGTAAATCTTCTGCTGGATATCAATATGAGCCTTACACTGCCAGTCAACCCACCTGTAAAACTTAAATAATGGAGGAAGTTATGAAAAAAGAAGTATTGGAAGCACTGATAGAAAGATGGAGAAAGGATAGTAAAACACCTGAATGCCAAGACGGGTCGCCAGAAGCAGAAATTGGAAATGCAAAGGCAGATGGATTCAGAAAAGGCATGGTGGTCTGTGCCGAAGATTTGGAAAGTCTCATCCAGCTTTTAGCTGATTGATTATGACAAAACCTGACTTCCTCTTCAACGTCACACCAGGTGACGTATGTTACGATATTGAAACATACCCAAACGTCTTCACACTGAAGGCAACTCACGTTACATCTGGGCAGAAGTGGACGTTCGAGATAAGCTTCAGGCGTAATGATGCACATATGCTACGTCTCTGGATGGACACACTCAGGGGTCAAGGCTGTCGGATGGTGGGGTTCAACAACATCGGGTTCGACTACCCGGTCATACATTACATCTATAACTACGAGTTCGTCACTGTAGCAGACATCTATGCGAAAGCAATGTCTATCATCAATGGCCCTTATAACGCACGATTCTCGCACATGGTGTGGGAGTCTGACTGGGTTGTATCGCAGATCGATCTGTTTAAGATACACCACTTCGACAATGTATCCAAGGCAACCAGTCTGAAGGTGCTTGAGTTCAACATGAGGATGGACAACATCGAAGACCTGCCCTTTCCTGTCGGCACTGATCTGACCAGTGAGCAAATCGATGTGCTGCTTGAGTACAATGATCATGATGTGACTGCTACTGGTATGTTCCTGGGAGAGACAACGGAGCAGATCAGATTTCGTGAGGAACTTAGTGAGAGATACGATAAGAACTTCATGAATTATAATGACACCAAGATTGGCTCGGAGGTGTTCATCATTGAGCTGGAGAAACATAAACCAGGATGTTGTTATCAGAAGATTGACGGTCGTAAGCAGGCCATGCAGACACCGAGGGACAGTATTGATCTCGGTGAAGTCATGCTGCCGTACATCAAGTTCGAGCATCCTGAGTTTCAAAGGGTTCACCACTGGTTCAGTCAGCAGGTTATCACTGAGACTAAGGGATCTATCAAGGACATCCATTGTACCATCCAAGGATTCAAGTTCGACTTCGGTACCGGGGGAATACATGGTGCGACACAGGGCAGGTTTGAATCTGATGACGAATACATCATCGAATCACGAGATGTGAAAAGTTATTACCCCAACCTGTCAATCCAGAATCACCTCTTCCCCGCTCACCTCGGTGAAGAGTTCTGTAATATATATGAAGGTCTGTACATAGAAAGAGGGAAACACCCGAAAGGTAGTGCTGAGAATGCCATGCTTAAGCTTGCACTCAATGGTACCTATGGTAACAGCAACAACAAGTACTCCCCTTTCTACGATCCTCATTTCACCATGGCTATCACCATCGGTGGTCAACTCTCACTCTGCATGTTGTGTGAACAGTTACTGAAGGTGCCCACTCTGGAAATGTTGATGATCAACACCGACGGTCTGGAGTACAGAGTCAAACGTGAGTACACAGATCACATCGAGAAGGTGTGTCAATGGTGGGAGAACCTGACCAAGCTGGAACTGGAGACATCTTATTATCACAACCTCTTCATACGCGACTGTAATAACTACATAGGTGAATATAACGGTGGTGGTCTTAAACGTAAAGGTGCCTATGAATATGAACTGGATTGGCATCAGAATCACAGTGCATTAGTCGTACCGAAAGCAGTTGAAGCTGTGTTGATTCGTGGTGAAGATGTCAGAGAGTTCATCGAGAACCACGAGGATGTGATGGACTTCATGCTTCGCGCCAAGGTACCACGTGATTCAATCATTGAGTGGGGTGGTGACAAGGTAGCGAACATTGTCAGGTATTACATCAGCACTGAGGGTGATATCCTCGAGAAAGTGATGCCTGCTAAAGGTGAGCCCGGACAGTTCAAACGTGCAAACAGTCTGTCAGATGAGTACTACAACGGTGTCATGGAAGAGATAGGTATGGGTGTGTGGGATGAGAGAGTACACACCAAGAACAGAAGTATATATGAAGAACGTAGGTCAGGCATCAACACCGGCTGGACTGTCAGGATCTGTAATAAATTGAAGGGTCATACCTTCGCTGATATCAACTATGAATGGTACATCCAGGAAGCTGATAAACTTATTTCGTGCATGTTGTAAAATAATACTTGACAGTGTTTGTACTTGTTTGGTATATTCTTTATTAAGAAATTGGAGGCAACACAATGGAAGATATCCTCGATATTATAGTTGACAAACATCATAAATGTATTAAAGAAACTGGCTATAGTCCTAAGTATTTAATATTGTCACCGAGTTGTAAAGAAAAAGTATCAGCACAACTTAGTAAGATAGGTCAAACAACTTATAATTGTTTATCTGGTGAAGATACATTCAGAGGAATGACAATAGTAATTAAAAGAACTGATGATGATTTTGTAGACGTAGTCGGTAAATCAAAATGAAACACACAGAACTCAGACAACTCAGGAAGGATGTAGGACTCACCATGGCAGATGTAGCTCGTCTGTTCCAAGTGCCATACCGCACATGGCAGAACTGGGAGTTGGGACCTACCAGGGTGCCGCCCATGGCAGGTGTGATACTGGAACTCTATAAGAAGAGTCTAAAGGAGGACATCATGAATAAGGATATTGTCTTGACATATTCTCAAGTGGAAGCTTTACGAAACATCATCAAACCTGAACACAGGGTCAAAGGTTATCCTAAACACAAGGTGAACAGTAAAGTTGTAGATGCACTTATAGACAAGGGATTGATAAAGACAACAACCTACCGATTGTCCGGTGTTAATTTGTTGGTTACACCGAAGTTCAAAAGTTACAGATACAATCTCATTAAAGAAGAGGTGAAGAGATGGAAAATATAGGTTGTGCTGTAGAGGGTGCGGCAGTGTCGATTGATAAAGCTATAGACAATCATACGGACTCATGTTCACCTTCAACCTGTCCAAACTTCTACACTTGTGAACAGCACAAGGAGAAGAGAGATTATGCAGCGGGTAAGATGGGTCCGACTTATTTCATAAAGGATGGTGAGTGATGAAATCTAACATAAGAAGAGTGCAACTAGGTGAAACAAATTGTGTACATAATGTATCATTAGATGAAAACTGCACCGAATGTGACAACGAGGTGGCAATAGATCCTTTTGAAAAATACACACAATATGCGAAAGAACTTAGAGGTGACGATAAGAAACACGACAAAGGTAAACTCATGTGGGATTTATTACCTTGGAAGCAGGTTGAAAAGATTGTCGATATTCTGACGTTCGGAGCGTCGAAGTATGGCCCTAACCAGTGGCAGACAGTAGAGGACGGTAAGGACAGATACTTTGCAGCAATGATGCGACACATCACGGCATGGTGGGGTGGTGAAAGGAATGATCCTGAGAGTGGTAAACATCACCTTGCTCATGCTGGTTGCTGTCTTTTATTTCTGATGTGGTTGGATGACCGTGAACCTGTAATGATTAAATGTATAAAATGTTGGGAGAAAACCGATCACTCTCTTGTTGGAAAACCTGAGATAGGTGAAGCTTGGCAATGTAATGTCTGTGGACATCTTTCCGATGAGGCAATAAATGGGCGTACGTGAAAACAAAGTCGAGAAGTATCTCGACAGTGAAGTTAAGAAGCTCGGAGGTATCACTCGCAAGTGGGTGTCTCCTGGGCGCGACGGTGTACCGGATAGGATTGTGATCCTCAGGGGTGCTGTGTGGTTCGTTGAAGTGAAAACATCTGATGGCAAACTGACACAGGTGCAAATGCGTGAACATGATCGACTCAGAGATGCAGGTGCAAAAGTTTATACTGTTTTTGGTGAGGGAGATATCGATTCATTCATTGAAGTATTGAAATGTTCCTAGCAAAAGCGTACTACAACGAACACGATCCTAAAGCAGCAGCGTGGCTCCGGGAACTAATCAAGCAAGGTCACATTGCATACGGTGATGTTGACGAAAGGAGTATTGAAGATGTTCTACCAAGTGACCTTGAAAGATACACTCAGTGTCATTTTTTCGCAGGGATTGGGGTCTGGAGTTACGCACTACGCAGAGCAGGTTGGCCTGATGATAGACCAGTATGGACGGGAAGCTGTCCTTGCCAACCTTTCAGCTCGGCAGGTAAAGCTGGCGGGTTTGATGACGAGCGGCACTTATGGCCTGCATTTCACCACCTCATCGAGCAGTGCAACCCTGATACAGTCTTTGGTGAACAAGTTGCGAGTAAGGACGGCCTCAATTGGCTCGACCTTGTACAAGCTGACCTGGAAGGAGCGGGTTACTCCACAGGGGCGGTCGATCTCTGCGCTGCGGGCATCGGTGCTCCGCACATCAGGCAAAGGCTCTGGTTCGTTGCTGAAAGGTTGGGTATCTCCTGCCCACAGGGATTGGAAAGACTCACCAGGGATGGCGACAGAAGCAGTCAATCCGGACGGGAGCAAACGGAATCGGGTAGATCAACTGCCGAGGCAGGTGGCGATGGCAGGATGGGCGACTCCTCAAGTAATGGACTCAATAGGGTTGCGAAGTTACGAGGCGATGAAACGGATGGCTCAACACGGAGCGAGAAAGAACAGATCATTCCCGTGCAATCTGAGGGAGCAGGTTCACCCCGACATGGTGAATGCGTATCAGGAAGCGAAAGCCGAAGCGAACAATCTACCGTTCAACCCGGAACTATTCACCCCTGCCCGACTAACGGCCTCTGGCGAGATGCTGACTGGCTCTTCTGCCGGGATGGAAAGTGGAGGCCAGTTGAACCCGGCACATTCCCGTTGGTTGATGGGGCTCCCGAAAGAGTGGGACTCCTGCGGGGTTACGGCAATGCAATCAATGCCGAAGCGGCGCAAGCGTTCATCGAAAGTTACATGACATGCTGACACCTCAACACCTCCACGCATACCAACGCGAGTGCGTCATACATCAACTCTGTCATGACGACTCAATGCTGTGGCTTCAGATGGGCCTCGGCAAGACCCCGATCACTCTCACCACCATAGTTGACAGGATGAGAGCAGGACAGGTGCAGAAGGTTCTGATCTTCGGACCTCTGCGTGTCATACAGGCTGTGTGGGCTCGTGAAGCAAGGAAGTGGAGTCACACTAAGCATCTCAGGTTCAGCGTCGTCCACGGCACCAAGGTGAAGCGAGAGCGCGCACTTTTCACTGATGCAGATATCTTCCTCATCAACTACGAGAACATGAACTGGTTGGCACAGACACTTGAACATTATTACTTAAGTCAAGACAAGCCTCTACCTTTCCAGATGGTAGTTTATGATGAAGTGTCGAAGCTTAAGAATAGTACATCACTTAGAATAGCAGGAGGTAAACGTGATAGAACAGACAAACGAGGGGAAAAATATCCGATTAAGGTTACAGGATGGCGTAAGATTCTTGGACATTTCAAATACAGGACCGGGCTCACTGGCACCCCTGCAAGTAACGGCTACATTGATTTACACGGACAGTACCTCGCAGTTGACGGTGGTAAGCGCCTCGGTGAATACATCACTAATTACAAAGATTCTTACTTTGCTTCGGACTATATGGGGTGGAGTTATTCACCCACCACATTAGGCAAGCAGTGGATCGAGCATCAGATATCAGACATCACAAAGAAGATGGACTCTAAGGATTACCTGGACCTGCCTAAAAGTAAAGTCATCAACATGATGATAGACCTTCCTGATAAAGCTCGCAAGGCGTACAAAGAGGTTGAAGCAAACATGTTCACTCTGCTTGAGAGTGGTGCCGAGGTGGAGATATTCAGTCGTAACTCGATATCAAATAAGTGCTTACAGTTTTGCAACGGCTCCCCTTACTTGTCATCAGAGAGTCCTGAGTATGAAGCACTGCATGATGCAAAACTTGACGCTCTTGAAGATGTGCTGGAAGAGGCTGGTGGAGCGCCGGTACTGTGCAGCTACACATTCAAGTCTGATGCAGAACGTATCATGAAGAAGTTCAAGGAACTTAAGCCCGTGAACCTGACAGCCGTACCGTCGAAGGATACTGAGAAGGTTATTGATCAGTGGAACAATGGTGAGATCAGGCTGATGATAGGACACCCTGCTTCAATGGGTCACGGTGTTGATGGTCTTCAAGACTCAGGAAGTATCATTGTGTGGTTCGGACTCAACTGGAGTCTGGAGTTGTACCTTCAGATGATAGGCCGGTTGGACAGACAAGGCCAGAAGAAGAGTGTATCGATCATCAGGATACTCTGCCGGGACACAGTTGACCTCGCTGTAGCTGATGCCCTTACACGTAAGGATGATGACCAGGAAGGACTCAAGGCTGCGTTGCAGCGTTACCGTGATGGTATTACTACCAATGAATTGAAGGTGAATTTCTTTTGAGGGAGATGAATTATGATAGGTAAAACAATATGGATATTTGATGTAAACAGAAGAGTATATAAAGAAGACAGGAGTGCGCCTGTTTGGATAGAACACTGGAGACCATTGGAAGTGACAGGAGAGACATCAAGATCATGGCTGACTGCCTATTTCAAAACGAAGATTCCTAAGAAGGGAGGTCCTAACATTGCATTTACATGGGAGGAAGTAGAAAAAGCTGCATGGGTGTATGGTAATAGATATAAAATAAGCAAAGAAATATCAAAATTAGAATATGACAAATTAAAACTTGTGGCAGAGGCAATGGGCTACACACCCAACCAACCAGAAGATAAGTCATGAACTGCACATTTCATTCAGACGAACCAGCGACACACTGGCGCGAAGGGATCGCTAACAAGAACACCAGGTTGTATTTATGTCGTGCCTGTAAGGCCAGTTCCGAGATACTTGAATTGAAAGTACATGAGCTGGAACCACCTTCTGAACACTGTCCTGACTGCGGTGCCAGGACCGGCGGCGGTAGATGTAATCATTGCAATGAGCTAAGAGATAAGGAATTAGGTGGACCATGTGAGAGCAATTATGAAAAATTATAAGGAGGTCATACTATAATGAACTACTTAGAATTTCTTCAAGGGTTCAGGGCTTTAGTCGAGCAGCTTCCCAACTGGGATAAGATGAGTGAAGGACAGAAGAAGATAGTCATGAAGATAGCTCAACTGATGTGGAGAATCATGACAGGTAAGCTGAACTACTGGGGTGTCTGGTATGACATGGAGCAAGTCGCCAAGGAGAATAAAGAAGAGGTCCAGGAGGAAACGCGAAATGAAAAAATGTGACAAGCATCACGGTGATATTGAGTATGATAATAAGTTATATCGTGAATGCCCTTTATGCTACGGTCAACAACAACTAAAAAAAGCTATCGATCTACTTCACACCGTTGTTAATAATTTAGAAGACAAATGTTATAAAGCCAATGAATATAAATTAATGGATATTGAGGATCTACTTGAAAACGAAATAGGAAAATAGTCACCCATTAAGCTTATTCGTTTTATCCTTCGACCCTGAAGAAGAACCAAACCAGAAGTTCATCACTTGCACCTGGCCGGCAGTGAGCACACCCAGGATCATGTTGAACTCAGACTTGATTGAATCAGCAACAGCAACACTACCTTTGAGAAACATATACAGCACTGCGATGTAACCCACTGTGTAAAGCATTGACAATGTTATCTGCGGTGTGATGCTGGTCTTTGCTGCAAACTCTCTTGCAGAAGCTCTGTCCTTCGCGTGAAGATCCTCTTCCTTAAGGTTGAGCTCCTTCATGGTAGTGATCCAGTTCTTCTCAGCCATCTGTAACTTGA